CTGATGAACGACTTGACGATCTCCACCTCTGCCTTGCTGACGTTCGCCAGTTCAGCCAGCTCTATGATCCACCGGCCACGCACGTAACTTGCTGCATCCTTGGTGTGCATAGGCGGCAGGTTGTCTCCGAAGAACTCCAGCCCGGCTAATATCTTTGCGGTTGTGGATTTGAATGCACCCTGCGCACCCTCCAATATCAGCACACCATCAGCCTTGCAGCCCGGCTGCATCGCCCGTGCGACTGCGCTAACCATCCACTTCAGGCCAACCTCCTCGACATATTGCTGTTCCATAGGGTCGCCAGCTTCTGCGCCGCAATACGTTGTCAACCACTTAGCCACACGCGGAACATTATCCCAGCCTGCTGCTGCGGCCTCCAGATAATCACGCAGCGGGTTGTACCTGTATTCCTGCACCACCTCATCGACGGCATCGGCCACCACGTTCTTGTACGCACGCGGGAACTTGTTCTTGTTGAACCATGCTGTAGCGTTCAGGATATGATGGTCTGCCAGTTCACGGACGTGAAAGTTGCTCTTTGGCGTCCGTGAACCCGGTATCGGCTTCATGAGCATCTTGCGCCCAGTGAACTCGTTATAGGCAATAAAGCCATCCCATTCCGGGCAGCATCGCAAAGTGTGGCTTACGTTATAATGGTTGAATAAAGCATACCCCTTGGCATCGCGGATCAGCCCTTCTTCCCATTCATCCGGCAGCACAACAATTGGCGCTGACCCGTCCTCCTCCGTAGACCAGACGCGTGCGCCATCTACACTTTTGCCCTTGTGAGCCTCCAGCACCTTAATCTGTTCAATGATGTCATCGTCATCGTCGTCCATCCAGTCGTCGAGTGTGTCGCCGCTCATGTCTCCCACCATTCCTTGTCGCTGGATGACTCAGTGCCACCGTTCTTAACCGGCACCACTTCAGACGGGCTTCCACCTGTAGCCTCGGCGTGCCTGCGCTGCTCGTCTACTATTGCGGCTAGTTCAGCCGATGCAGCCTTCACGTACATGCGCAACTTGCGCAGGCTGTACGCCATACCCGGCACATCGGCTGCGCAGGCATAGTCTCGCGATATTCCAGCATGCAACTGGGCAAACTCTAGGTACTCGTCAAACGCGGCATACAGGGCTTCTTGCCCCTGCGCGATTGTGCTATTTAAATTGTTGTCGGCAGCCATTGTGTATCCTCATCCACGGGTTGCTGGCAGAACAGTGACCTCCCCCACTGTTTAGACCCGGCAACTGTTTGAGCGGTTGCCGGGTCTTTTGCTTTACTGGAACACGTCCTCGCCGTCAGTCAGACCTTCCAGCCCGCCAGACCCGAAGTCATCGGCTTCGATGTTGCCCCAGTCGGTGCCACCACCAGCCAGTGCTTCACCTTTTTTAGTTATCCACAGATCATTTAGACCGGCAGCAACTCCCTTGTTCCCAGCGGCATCGTAGGCATAAAAGTTCACACCGACGCACCCGTAATACCCATTGACTAGGTGCGCTGCTCCTGCCTCTGCCTTTGCCTTGCCGACAATCGGCTTGATGGCCTTCTTGTTGGATGCCGAAATGTAATAGTGACCGGCAAACTCGTCGCCCTTCACCCGTTCACCTGTCTCAGCGTCCACCTCGTCGCCGTCACGCAGCGGGTTGCGCATGCCCTTCGGCGGCTTGGTTTCCCCGTACTTCTTTGCAATCGCAGCCTTGATGCTGGCCTTGACCGCGTTGATGTTGTCCTCGTCCGTCTTGGCGATCATCATGGTCAGGCTGAACTTAGGCTCTGCACCGATTGCAGCCGCTCTGGCCTCCAACAGGTGCATGTAGTTCAGGCGAACATTCTTGATCGTGCAGCGTGTTGTAGCGTTTTCCATGTTTTCCTCGTTTACAAGTTTGCATGTTTGCAGGGTTTAGAAATCCTCGGCATCAACTGCCGGGTCGTACTCAGGCATTGTCAGATATGGAACCTGCAACGTCTGGGACTGAAGGGCATACGCGGGCCAGCTGCCTGTTTCAAGGCATCTTGCGTACACCTTTGCAACGCGCTCCATCGCGGCATAACCGGCAATCAAGGCGTTGCGGTCTAACTGGTAGCAAGCCACCGCATATGGTGGTGCGGTCTCAACGGCTATGAACGTGAAGTTGTGCATAACTTTATCAGTGATGCTGACGCCATCGATGTAATGGGCGGCTTGCATATGGTACTTGAACGCCTTGATGCGCTGGGCGAACCCGTCCGGCGATGCGTCGATGGTGGTCTTCAGGTCAACAATGCCACGCGGCCCCAGAGCATCAATACCGCCCTTGCATGGGACATTCTCGGCATACCCGTTCCACTTGTAGTTCAGTTCGCACTTCGCCCCGTGCAGCAGGCTGGCTGCTTCCTCGTGGCCAAGCACAATATCCCTGATCCTCTGCGCCCTGTCTCCATCGGGCTGCGACATGACTGGCAGACCGGATTCCTCCAGCCGCTCCTTTTCCAGTTTGCCCTCTTTAGTTGCCCACGACAGCGTTTTGATTGAGCAGACCTGATCCAACGGTACGTTTGGCTCCAAGATCAACGAGTGAACAGCCGTACCAAAGATCATGGCTGGCGTTGACTGCTTCGGATGATCCTTCCAATAGCGATAGTGCGCAGGCGACCGGAGCAACTCCTTTGCACCCGATGCCGATAATGCTTCGATCTCGAAGTAATCTGATTTCATGATTTCCTCCCATCGATCCCCATGAAATGCTCATCGATACTCAATACAAGTTCTTCTGTGTATGCCTGCACAACATCGAGCGCGTCATCTTGCGAATCTGTTCCACGGCAAATGGTCTGAGACAACAGCGCACCAATCGCAGCCATTTGGATGTTAACTGGGTACTGGGACAGGATTGATTTGAGCCTGCGGATCAACGCTATGGTCTGATCCTGATCCGGTAGCGACATTGCAGCTTCTTCATATTTACGTTGCCAGAATTTATCCATCATCTCATAACTCCCCACCATGCCATGAGCGCAGCATCTGCTCGCCCGTCGTCCTTCACTCTGGCAAATGTTGCGGCATAGGCTGGGAATATCTCTGCTGCCCTAGCCCGACCGCCATCCTTACCGCCTCTCATCCCGACTGCCTTCTGCCATCCTTGCGGCGTGATGTAGACAATCGGAATGTGCAACGCGGCCAGCACACCTTCGATCATGCCGACACCTCTACCGAACTGGAACATGCTGGATGTACCTTGTCCAGGCATTGCCCCAACCTTCTCCAAAACAGCAACGCTGGGATACCTTGCGCCGATCAATGCCGCCAACATTTGCGGGCTGATCTCCACCTTGCTCTTTGCCCCGCGTTTCACTTCAACTGTCGGCATGTCCACGATGTCCAGCGTACCAGCAACAGGGTCAAAGAACGCCAGCGCACCCTTGGCTCCGGGATCAATGCCGACAATCATCGTTTTTCCCTTATGACCATCTCAAGCCCCAGTGCTGACAGGTACTTCAGCAGATACCCGACAGACCCGGCGCTGGTGCGCTCCAGAAACGCGTTGTACGTCATGCTGGATACCTTGGCGTCGCGACCAAGTTTGCGCTTCGACATATCGCACTGCTGCCTGCGCTTCTCGACAACATCGATCACGTCAATGGGTGACTTAATGGCTCTCATAGCTGCTCCCCAGATAACAAGTCAGCAGTTGGAGCATGTGCCGCTTTGACCTTGGCGACACGCTCCTTGGTGCGCTGTGCCGGTATTGTATATGACGCATCGGCGGTCCACTCGCCGCACCAGCCAGACCGGGCAACACGCAACTGCGACGGGTAACGCTGGCAAGATAGCGACCCGCCATCCTTGTTTAACGTGAACTTGCATGAAAGGCAGCTTTCCATCGTGTTCTCCTATTGCGTTTTGCACTGTAAACTAAAACGTGCGGCTGCACGATGCTTTTTCCTCTTAAATCCCCAACGCACCATCGCACTCATGCGACCCTTCTCCCGGTTGCAGTAGATAGCTGGCCTTGTAACCAGATCGCGGTTGCGGTTGACCACACCGATGATGACGTTCTTGGTCACACCCATGCCCATCCGGCGCACGATGTCTCGGGCTGCAACGCCGTCGTTCCACAGCCGGATGATCTCAGCGTTCCTCTCGTTCATCCCGTTTCTCCACATAGACACACGCTGTCTTGCTGCTCTTGGCGCACGACGGGCATTTTGCATCACGTATGACCACCATCATCTCATCAACATCCATCGGCATGTCGCAAACAGGCCAGATCGTTCCGCACTTGCAAATCAGACGCAGTTTTCCACTCATGGTTTTCCCTTAATCGCCATTTTAGATTGCTCAATTACAAACTCACACAAGTCAACCCATATACTGTGGGCTGGGTTTTCTATGTCAGTCCTTCCCAAAGCATCTTCAAGAAAAGTTGTTGTTGTCAGCAGTTGTTTTTCCAACAGCTCGATGCGGTCGGCTGCGTGTTTCGTATCCCCAATGCTGGCGCTCAGTCCCGATGCAAGATCGCGCCGCAGCCGCTTTACAAGATCGTCAGTCATTCTTCTTCCCCCATGCCTGTGCGCAATCCATATATGCGCCAATTACTTCTGCCGCGACTTGCGGGACGATGGCATTTCCGTAGGCGCGCAGCTTTCCCACTCTGTTGGGTATCCCATGAGCCAGCAGGGGAATGCCGGGTTGAGCGCGCCTCGCTTTGCCGTCGGCTCCTGTGAGCCAGACGTGGTCTGACCAGAATGAAGGTGAACTGCCACGTCCGCCGTGCTGATCTGCGGGTCCGTCGCTTTCCTGTGGCTTGTCACAGGCGGGTTTGGCTTGGCATCCACGACTGTGCTGTTGGGGGTCGGCCATGTCGCCGCTACTTGGGGGGGCAATTGGTCCATCCTTTGACGACCATCTTTTGCCTCCGTCTTCATCCCCGGAGTGTCTTTCCAATCTCTTGTTGTTGGTGTGATCCATGTTGCTCGCGACCCAGTCGATAAGGTTTTCACCATTACTTGTAATGAAGAAATTTCCGTCCTTGAGCTGTCCAGCCTGTTGTTCAACATTTGAATGTAAGCTTCTGGAGAACGATTGTCGTCGTTGGCTCTTGGAGTCGGCCAAATCTTTAGCGATCCAGTAAAGCCGCTGCCTGATGTGGGGGGCGTCCACAGAGCAAGCCGGGATATCGACGCCCCGACTGGCGTAACCTTCTCTCTCCAGATCAGCGCGCACTCCGTCGAGCCAACCATAGCCAGCCTGTCCCGCAACTTGCTCTCCCATGACGACAGGGGGCCGGACGGCGGTGATGAGGCGATGGAAGTGCGGCCACAGGTGCCTTGGATCGTCAACACCGGCTCCTTTGCCCGCGACGGAGAACGGCTGGCACGGGCAGGAGCCGGTCCAGATTGGTCTGTCATCGGGCCATCCTGCGAGCCGGAGTGCATGGCTCCATCCGCCGATACCGGCGAAGAAGTGGGCTTGGGTAAAGCCTCTGATGTCATCAGGTCGAACATCGACAATTGACCGGGTATCGACTTCGCCATCTGCTATGTGCCCCGCTTTGATAAGGTTGCGCAGCCACTGGGCTGCATATGGGTCGATCTCGTTGTAGTAGGCGCTCATTTCTTCCCCCATGCCTGTGCGCAATACCCGCACTCTCTGTACAGCCTCTGCCGCAGCAGGTTGCCGCTGACAGTCATCTCAGTGCCGCAAGAGCATCGCACACGCCAGATTGCCCTGTGACGCTGCAACAAAGTTCTCTTGGGATACTCGCGATTGATAACCGTCAGTCGCCCGTACACTTTTCCCAGCTCATTCTTGATCTCGGTGCCGCCCATGTATCACCTGTGATAGGGCCGAATTTCATTACGGTATATGCGCAACGCCCGGTCGCCCTGCTCCGGCGTCATCAGCTTCTGCGCTGGCACAAAGTAGACTTTGCCATACGGTAGGCTGATGATCCTGCTGTCTTGCCTGCTGTTCATGTATAGGCGGCGGCGTTCGTCTCTTGTCATGTCGTGCGACCTCATCTGCGCTTCTCCCATTCGACGATCATTGCCTCTGCATAGCACCATGCAGCCTCTGCAACCTTTGACGGCGTCCCCGGTGAATGGGATAGCAGGCCAACGAAGGCTGCGATTGCATATGCATCCAAAGCGTCACGCCGATCAAGTTTGTCTGTGATTTTGGTAAAAGGTTCGATCCCCATCTCATTCTCCTATTCGTATTTCTTCCTGAGCTGCTGTGCTGCCCAGCCGCAATACATCTTTGCTGCCTCGCTTGTATCCTTGCAGCGTTCTTCGCAATCGCACGCATGGGTACGCAAGGCGTTGCGAAACTCTGTAATCGTCGATGAATGCCGAAGCCCATCCCGGTAGCGATCATCGCGTGCGGTCGCCAGTTCACATTCAAACCTGATAGCCCTGTTGGTCAGGTCTTTGACGCAGTTGAACATGCTCAATGCTGTATCGCGGTCGATGACCATTTTGTCATTGTTGCCGTAGAGATTATCCCGCAGAAGCTGCAAGACCTGTGCGCTGTTGAGTTCCATCACGCTTCCTCCGGTGCGTCTACTGCGGGCAGCTTGTTCGCCCAGTTGTTCGACTCACCCACTTGCTCAGTTATCATGCGCTCCATCTCGACACGCTCAATCTGCCTGACGACCAGCGTGGCATACCCTGATATGTCCTGCCAGTGATCCTTATCAAAGCAATTACCAGACAGGATGCGGGCGATCTTCATGGCCATTTGTTCAAGCGACTCGGCCATGTAATAGTCGAGGTCTTCAAACGCCCGTGTCGATTTCATCATGTGCTTCAGGCTTTGCGACATCTTGGCCACATGCTCAAAGTCACCATGCGTGCGTGCGCGTTCCGTTAGTACGTTTTGTATGTTGTCCATTATTTTGCTCTCCGTTTGCGTATGGCGTGAAGGACTGAAGTGTGGTCGCGCTTAAACAAGTTTCCGATTTGCGTTAACGACCAGCCTCTGTTGCTTAGAAACTCGTAAATCTCAGCCCGTATCCTGACCATCTCTGGCCTTCTGTCGGGCTGAATTAGTTCTCGCCAGACCATCCTGTGCGCCACCAGCACGGAGCTGATGAACTGCCTTGCATCATCAGATACCGGCGGCACACCCAGCTTAATTACCGGAGGCACTATTTTTACCGGCTGCACCTTTACAGGCTGAACTTTTACAGTCGGTACAGCAGCAAGCCTGCGAGCAACAGCTTTGTAGTGCTGTGTTAAATCCTCATACACGTTGCTCAATGGTGCATCTCCAGCAGGCGGCTTTTGGCTGCGTTTAACGAGCCGCAGTAATCAAGGTCGCCGTTGACTGTGCAGACGCGCCAGACTGAAATCTTTGCAGTTTTGCCCCTGCGCATCAGCCGCTCGATGTAGCCGATTTCCTCGGAGAAATAGTACAGCGTGTAAGACTTGTCGTCGTTGGCACGCAGGTCGATTGGGTTTTGAGTAAGCATGTCGCCCTCCGTCAGGTCAGCGCAAGGCACATGACAAATACAAATGCAACAACGCTCAGTGCCGCCAGCGCATTGCAGACTTCGTAGATTGTTTCGCGGATCATGTTGTTTCCTCATCATGTGGTGGGTGGGGGCCGAAGCCCCCTGTTGGGTTAATCGCGAGCCATGTGCGGGATGTCGAGCGAGAGCATGTGGGCTTCGTCAAAGGTTTGGGTGGTCCACACTCGGGCTTGCTGGATGATGTCGTAGTTTTCGCCAGTCTGCTCTTTCAAAGCCAGCGCGTCAGCCTTAGCAGCGGCAAGGTCTTCAAACGATGCAAGGTTCTTGATAATGCTGCGGTCTTTGGGAACTACGTAAAACATTGTCGTCTCCTCGTTGCCGGTGAACCAATCACCATGTAAACGAATATAGGCGGCGCAATCTGATAATGCAAACAAAAAAATGCAGCCTGTGGATAATTCCAGCAGGCTGCATGTTAGACTTTGGTCTATGGTTAATTATTCAGTGCTGAACCTAGCAGACCGGGAACGGCTGCCCTAAGCCCGGTTGGCTGTTGATACTGGCCGCGCTGCGCCATGAGCGCCTGCATTGCCTCCAGTTGCCTGCGCAGGTCTGCCTCCGACTGGGCAAACAGGGTCTTGCGCAGTTCCTCGTTTGTTGCCTCGCGACGTGCAGGAAGCATACCCTTCTGCATGGCCTGACCGACGCCCTGTGCAGCACGCCCAAACACACCGATTGACGGGCCGCCTGTTACCAAGTCTGCCGCCAACCCGGCCAACGGGCTCATTGCTGACACGTTGCCCTGTTGCTCCAGCAACGTCTGCGCTGTTTGCGAGCCGCCGGTTAGCCTGTTCTTTGATGCAGCCATTCGGGCTTCACGTTCAATGTTGTTGAACAGTGTTTCCGTGATCCGTTTTGCCTCGGCTGGATCGTTCCATGCAGCCTTGATGGCCGCTTCCATCTGCTGCTTGGCCTTGCCGGTGCGGAATGCCCGTGTTGCATCCTCACCAAGAACCTTGCCGCTCATCACGCCCTGCATCGTATCCATGACGCCGGTTAGATACGCATCCTTGTCTGCCTGCGTCATCTTCGCAACATTGCGTTCGATCAACTCTGGACGGGTTTTGAAGAAGTCCTGCCCTTCTTTCATCAGACGTTCGGCAGACCGAGTATCAGCCCAAATGGATCGTGCCTGCTTATAGTCGCCGCTTTGCTTTTCAGCCGCGTTGATTATGCCATCTCGCAACGACTTCAGATCGCCACCGAGGTTTCCCTTGCCAGCGCGATATGCAGCAGATGACGCGTCATCCAATGCCTTCTGAACAGTATCAACTTCGGCAAAGGTGTAGTCTCTGGCAATTTCGCGAGCGTTCTTCTCGTTGCGCTTGATGATTGTCGCCGGGTTAATACCGCGAATATCTGCAACGGCTTCAAGCTCAGAGAAAATGTTGTTGGGAACCTTTTTCAGCAAGGCATCCAGATCATCCGACCGGGCAACCATCGGATCAACCTTGGCGTACAGCGGCTTTGCCTGTAGCTCGCGGGTTGCAGCCAACTCATCCAACGATGCAAACAGGTTCTTCTGCTGCCCGATGGCCGCTGCAAACTCGTCCTCAAGTCTGCCGGTCTGGCCTGCTGCACGTTCTGCCATCTGCTGACCAATCTGGCCGCGTGCTGCTCCGGGTGCTTGGGCAACAAGTCGAGCTTGCGACTCGAGTGCGCTACCGGGCGGCAAGATTTCTGATGCGATCTCCGGCTTGACGCCAGCCGCCTGACGTTGCTGGTATGCCCTCAACAGGTCTGGCGCAGTCATGCCTTCCTGCTGCAACCCGCGCTGCACGATACCTGCCGCCAGTTCTTGCGGTGTACGGGTAAACGATTGAACTAGCCCACGAGCCGCCGGTATTGCAGCACCAGCCGCGCCACCGAATGCCATGCCTTGCACAGCTTCCTCTGCCGCCTTGTCGAGACGTGCAGCAGCGCCGCCTTCACCCTTTGCAAACCCTTCAATGCCGCCCTGCACACCGCTAGCCGCTGCACCAACGCCAGCCTGACGACCGATCTGCGCTGCAAGCCCGACTGTACGTGCGGCAGCCGCCGGTCCAGCAAGGCCGCCTGTTGCAATTGTAGCAGCCACTGCCGGAGCAAGGCCGCCGATGATCTCTGCGCCCATGCTGGTCATTGGCCGTTCAGCCCGTGTGAGCGCGTTCATCTGGCGCACATATGCCAGTTCGTCTGAATAGGTTGTGCCGCGAGCAAGCGACCGGGCAACTGCTTCTGCCTCGTCGCCTGCACCCATCAGCACACCTTGGCCGAGAAACTGGCGACCAAGTACATCTCCAAACAATGACGTTTGACCCGGTAGACCAGCTTTCGACCGCAATTGTGCAGCCTGTACAGCCTGCAACTGCGGATCAGCAGCCTCGGCAGGCTGACGGTAACGCTTCAGGATGTCGAGTGCGCTTTCTTCAGCCATGATAAACCTCAATATCCTGTAGGTGGAAGCTCGTCGTCACGGCGCAAACCCGGCCTGCTGGGATACCGCTGCCTCATGAATGACCCTACGCCAAGTGGCATGGTGCTAGGCGACACGACGCCGGGCTGCGGCATTGCAACAGGAGCAGCGGGTGGCTGTGGCATTGACTGCTGCTGCAACTGAATGATCCGCGCACTAACCGCATCACGTTGCGGTTTCGTCATTTCATCAAGCACTAAAAGCTGCAAGGTATCAGCATCCATGCTCAGTATCTCTTGCGGCTTCGCAATCTTGGATGCGCGAGCAAGCTCTTTTCTCTGCTCACGGGCAGCCAGCAAATCAGGATTGCGGGCATCATAGACAACATCTTGCGGGTCAACCTTTGCACGCGATGCAAGGCCGCTGTAGCGATCAATTGTCTGGCTGTATGTGTCGAGTTCGCGCTCGAAACGTGTTTCTGCTGCACGGACAAGCTGCGATCTAGCTGTGTCGCTTAACTTACCACCGCCAACAAGACTGTTGTAATAGCCAACAACTTGTGATGGCAAGCCAGCAGCTTGCTGTGCAGTAGCAGACTCGCCGCCAGTTACTGTTGATACCGGGTCATAAACCTTCATGATCGACAGCACCAAGGCCATGTCGCTCGCACCGGCTTTATTGCGGGCAAGGTCGATCATTGTTTCATAGGCTGTCTGCCGCTGGATGAACGGATCGGCAACACGGCTAAATTCAGTGCGCAGCTTGTTGCCCTGCTCCGTTGCGCCCTTTTGCGTTTCGCCCATTGCCTGACGGGCTTTTTCAAAGATGTCCGAAATCTTGACGCTGGGGTCGCTCAGTTGCTGAAGGACATACTCCCTTGGCAACGCGGCTAACAGAGACTGTTCTTGCGGGCTCAACCGCTGCAATTGCTGCTGCATCTGTGGCGAGATTTGCGGGGCAGCTTGCTGCGGGGGCGCCTCAGATGGCGGTTGCGCTGCAAAGGCTGATCCACCCGGAGGCACTGGCGCACCGGCAAACGCGCCGCCCATTTGCTGTGGCGGCTGTTCAAACGACGGCTGGTATGACGGAGCCTCGGCAGCAGCAGGCATGCCACCACCAGCAGCAGGCATGCCGCCCATGCCACCGACGCCTTCAATTAAACGCTGACGCATAGCTGCGGATGCACGGGCTGCTTCCATCTGCTGCATCAACTGTTGCTGGGTCAAACGCTGCCCCGCCACCTGCCCTTCCAACTGCTGCCTCTGCAACGGGAACAACTCGCGACGCTGGGCTGCTTCTGCCTGCTGGCCACGCAACGCTGCCGACCGGGCAATCTGCTGCTCCATGCCGGGGCCGATGCCACCAAGCTGCGACAATATCTGGCCGCGCTGTGCAGGTGTCTGCTTCTGCCCGGCAGCAAGCAAGATTGCTCCCAGTTGCCCCAGAGCCGAGAAGCTAAGTCTGCGCTGTTCTTCTGGGCTCATTTGCGAATATGGATCGGCTGACGAAGGCCCACCAGATTGACCGCCACCAAGCAGACCTGCAAGACCAGAGCCTACGCCCTGCACCGTATTGCCGATGCCGCCGAGTAGCCCACCAAGAAAATCTTCAGCCATTTTCAGCCTCCAAGAAGCCCTTTGATATAATAATCATTATACGGATTGCCTTCTTCATCGCGATAGGTTCGAGCCTTTAACTTGCTCAAGTCGCCATCAGCGAATTTGTCGGCATATCCTTGCGGGTCGCCCATATTAGCATATTGGTTTAGGTACTTAATCACGTTCATATTTGCCGGACCCTGCATAGGAGCGGTCTTTTCTTGTGCTGGAGCCGGAACATTAAGACTCGGAGGCACCGAGCCCAATGTTGACGACCCGCCCATTGTATTAGGAGCAGCGCCAGCAAATGCAGCACCAGTAGGTTGCGTCGGCGCAGCAAATGCTGGTTGATATTGTCCCCCTGCCTGCGGGCGGGTTGGGCTTACGCCTCCCATAGCTTGACTAGGGACAAACCCGCGCATAGAGGCTGGTGGAGCTTGCATGGCGCCAAGGAGTTGTCGGATAATCTTTTCCTGTTCTTCTTTGCTCATTGCCGCCATGTCGTTTATCCTTAGTTGCGAAGTGCTACAGCTTCGTCTGAATGGTAGATGCCTTCACGGATCGCCGCTTCTGACTGCCCGCCATCCTTCACGCCGATCCAGTAGTACATGCCGGTCAGGTCAGGCTTACGGTTCAGGCATTCCTGATAGATGTCGTTGAGCCACTTGGGCGCATTATCAACATTGTATACCATTTTACTCTCCTCATCATCCGCAGGGTTGCGGAATTACAGTGTGGCTTAAAACTCTGGACCGGCGTTAACCGCAGCGTTTGCCGCAGCAGCCTTTGCAGCTTGGTTTTGAGCGTACAATAACCCTTCAGCCGTCCCAGCCATCCCAGAATAAATGTCTGCTATTGGCGTCCCACCGCTAAGAAGCCCCTGCCAATACTGCGCACCCGGCATGTCAATCTTGTCTCCCGGCCTGCCAATTTGGGCATACCCTTGGATAATACGTGGATCAATGCCGCCCGCAGCAAGGTTGCCTGTGACACCCGGTGTTACACCTGCTGTCGTAGTCCCAAGCCCGCTGTTAGTGGATACCTGATTTGCAGTGTTGAACTTTTGCAGGTCGCTAACCTCGATGCCGTCCTTCTTGTTCTGCGCATCAATAGCCGTCTGCAACCATGCCGGAATGGTCGTCGAGCTGATGTCGAGGCGTGGTGTGGGCGACAGCGTTTGCTGGAATGTCCTTGGAATGTCTGCCGGATTAAAAGGCTGGATCATGCTGGGCAAAGCTGCCTGATACTGCAACGACTGCTGGAACGGCGTCATTGCGGCTGCGGCTGGATTGCTCCCAAGGAAACCCTGCAACGACGGCGCACCCATTGCCGGTCCAGCTTGTGCGGCAGGCTGCGCATATTGCGCCATCTGCTGAACATTGCCGCCCATAAGCTGGGAACCAAATGGAACGGTGCGGATGCCTGTCTGAAACTGCTGCACGGCTGGGGTTTGAAATTCAGTAGAACCGCGCAAACTTGCTTCAATGGCGGCAGCAGATGTCCCTTGAGACAGCAAGTTGCCGTAATATGCCAGACCAGTCGGGTCGACATCTCTGCCAAAGACCTTTTGGTAGAGCGCGTTTAATTGAGGTGTGTACTGCGTATAGTCTGTAGTCCCCGGCGGCTTAACAACAGGAGGAACAACAGGCGGCACAACAGGCGGCTTAACAACAGGAGGTACAACGGGCGGCTTTGCCGTTGCCAACAATCCTTGCGCCTCTGGTGAAGCTGCAATTCCCGCTCTGACCTGTTCTGGGGTTGCCTGACCTGTTGAGAGCAGTCCGGTCCAGTATTGAAGACCATCGTCGCTTGCACCACCCGCTTCGGGGCGACGGTTAAGACTGGTCGAATATGCCTGCCTAACTACAGCCTCCGGCGATCCCGCAAGAGACTGACGCACGTCTTCAGCAGAAGCACCGCTGTTGATAAGGTTTGTGTAATACTCCAACCCTCCGGCGTCTGGCGTGCGGCCAAAAACAGCGTCGTAGGCTTTGATGACTTCGTCTGCTGCTGCCATGTTAATTACCCCAAAAGGCCGCGAATGCCAAAGATGGACCGCTTGAATATTTCATCATCCCACTTGCCGCGATGCGTTTCCGCTGGTCTCTGAACCCACGACATATCTTCCTTCGCAGCGCCAGCTTTTGCAAGTGCGCCGCCCAATGATGCCAATGCGCTGCCGATGTTCGCTCCACCCATGCTGGGCGCGTAATCCTTAAATCCCATATCGGTAGCTGCGGCTGCAACTTCCTGCTGTGCAGGCAATGCCGCTCCAGAGAAACCCGGCTCCGTGACTTCACCATACTTGCGTGTGTCGATGCCCATTGCGCTGGGGACAGTATTCTGGCCGAGAAAGCCGCCCTGCCATTTTGTTCCAACCAGTCCACCAGTTGCCCCGCCAAGGACATCTTGGGCGAACTGGCCCCAAGGACCAGATGCTTGTGACGCTGGTGCTTGTGCGGCTGCTTTAGTTGGTTGGGTTCCCTCAAACTTCGCCATTATCTGCTGGGCAAAACCCGGACCAGTTACAGCCGCATTTCCAGAGTTCCATAATACTGCGTTCTCGCCAACCACAGATGTAGCCGGGCGATCTCCAGCAGCTAGAAGCTTCGTTGCTCCACCTGCGCCCTGTTGGTGAGCAAGATACAACTGCGCGGCAGACGGGTTCTCTATTCCAGACCTAGCCAAAACTTTTCGGTTGTTGACGGCCAATCTAGCAGCAGCATCAGCCGAGGCTTCAAAGCTATACGGGTCTCTTAACTTGTAGTCCTTGGCAGTGTCAGGCATAAACTGAAAGTGACCAGCCGCGCCGGAGTTTTTGTTGTAAAGATTTTTGCCGCTGTCGCTTTCAATCTGCCAAGTTCTGGCAAGGTATCCTGACGGAAGGTTGTACTTCCGCTCTAGGTTCGCCATAATTTCAAATTGGTTCACTCTGGCTACCCCCGGTCACGTTGCCATAACGCACCCATTGCTTTTCAATCTCGGCGTCAATGACAGCCAAACGGCGCAGCATCTCTGCCTGTTTGTCGCCCTTCAGGTTATACACCCGTTTGCGGTTGTCATCCAGATAGGCCGTGCAATCCCAGCAATCGCGACCTGTCTTCTCGCCTGCATCGTAGCCGGGCGGCATGATTGCATCCACAGACTTCAGGTACTCAAATACCTGCTCCTCAGTCCAGTCTTGGATCGGCATAACGTACTCGATGCCGTCCACTATACGCCCATGCCGTGCCGCAGACTTGCGACGGTCATCGTTGCGCTGGCCTTTCATTAAATACTTAATGCCCAGCTTCAGGCAACCATTGTACAACGGCAACCAGATATTCGTCGCGCAGCAGTCCATGTTCGACTGCATTAACTGGTTGTCGTTGCCGCTGATGATTTTGCCGATCAGGGTATTTTCAACCGGCAGAACGTCAACAGGCCAGCCGCGTGCTTTGATGTTGCTGGGCTGGTCAGACTTGATGTGGACGAAATGCGGGAGGCGCTTTTTCCAGCCCTCCATATATTCAACCATCTCAGGATATGCCGCGCCCGTGTCCAGCCAGACAACATACAGATTGTCCCACCTGTGCTTGTTAAGGTACAGGCAGGCCAGACTGTCTTTGCCACCGGAAAACTGGAGCGCAGTATCAATCACAGCGACGCCAAGATCGACAGCGCAGAGGTCGCCGCACCAAGACCTGTCATCAGGCCGCTGCCCGACTCGCCACCAGATTTCGTCTGCGTATTTGTCTGGCCATATGGAGTGATGCCGAGGGCTTGGATCGGTATCTGCAACTGCTGCAACGGAAACTGCTGCTTTTCAGTATACAACTGTTGCGCTGCTGCAAGTTCCTGCTGCTGCTGCTGCTGGATAGCCGTCTGTGCTGCAAGTGCGCCAGTTGCGCCTGTGAGGAACGATTGCTGCCCTTCACCTGCAAGCCCACCAAGCGCCTGCGCACCTTGAATGCCAAGTTGTGCGCCCTGAAGACCAGCACCCTGATTGTAGCGTTGCGCGTCCATCCGGCGGGCCATATCAGCCTGTGCCGCAGCCTGCGCCTGTGCGTAATTCTGCGCGTTTAGCTGTGCCGCAAGCTGCCCAGCCTGTTGCTGTGCTGCTGCATTAACAACGCCTTCTTGGATACCGAGACGCGATCCACCAAATGCACGGGCTTTATTTGCAGCCTCTTGTGCCGCATTCAGCCCCGTCTGCCGCTGCGTGTTCAGCGTATCAAGCGACGCATTGAGAACCGACTGCGTATACGGGTTCATGTACGGCGACAGGTCTGTGCTGCTAAGTTGCCCCGCTGAAACCTGCGACGGCTGATATGCACCAGAGGTTGCAGCCATCTGCTGCGCTTGTGCAAACGCAGGCTGTGCCATCGCATAATTGTTGGCAATCGAGCCAATGGTGTTGACCTGACCGGGCGACATTGCTGCAACACGCTGGCCTTCATACGGGCCGGGCATGAACTGCGACACGTCATAGGCGGCAGACAGGTTACGCTGTCCAGCAGCCTGCACCCATTCCGGGATTTCAGTCTTGTTAACGACCGTCTGGGGTCCACCACCACCGCTCATGTTAGGCTCCTCGTATAAACTGTGTGGGTCGATTGCCAACCAAACTGTGGCTCGAATTTCTCCCAACCCTTTCGGGCTGTGGCCTGCATGTAGTTGCACTCATGTTTGCGTGCGAATTTCTCAACCTTGTTGTGCAACCGTACCACAGACTTGAGTTCACCGGCAGCTAGAAAAATGTTGAGGTATCGCACTTGTGGGCATTGCACTATTTCAGTGATCGCTAATGCTTCAGCATTATGGAATATCTGGAACCGCCCATGCTCCAGACCGTCCACAATGTCTGGCACGGAATACCCGCCGCCACCATGTTCCAGAGCCCGCTCAAGCCTTGCTATGAGATGTGCATATTCCATCAATATGTCGGAGCCCCAGTTTGGCCCAATGGGACAGATGTCGTCGTCAACACGCCAGCGTTGGTGACTTCAACCTTCCACACGCTGCCGTCTGGAGCCTGAAGCAGGATGCCCTGCACAGCCTCAGATGTGTTGACAGCCCGCTGAAGCAGCCGCTCCAACAGTGAGAACGAGAACCTGAAATACTCGCGGTCGTAACCTGTCGGCGGTGTCGGTAAGTTAACAATCATCGCCCGCCTCCTGCTGTCATCTCAAGGCGCATCTCGCCAATCGACCACTCACCATCCTCGGTTGCGGCAACCTTGACCCTGAAGTCTCGCCCGGATACCCGCATGTCTGTGTAGCCTGACGCCCTTGGGAAGTACGGACCACTGGTCGTCTCAGCACCCTCTGGCGTGTATGACGAGAAAAACGTCAACTGTGTGCTGTCGTAACTGTAGCCACTGTCGGTTATTGCCTGCCTGACGTGGCTGATGGTGTTGCCGTTTTGCACGTTGATCGAGCCAGTTTCAGCAAACCGGGCTGTTGTGATCGGCACACCGGCAGCAGTCCATCCACTTTCCTGTTGATAAATATCGTTTTCTTCATCTGCTGCCAGCGGAAACTGGAACACGCCGGAACCACAGGCTGCTGTGCGCGTCATGGTGTCCGTAATGCCCCACCATTCCTCAGCGTAGTTGAAGTACACGCATTTGTCGGGAACAGCCGATCCTTGCGACGGATACCAGAACCACGCTTCAGGGAAGATGTTGTTCTCAGAACCGTGTGTCCACAAGCCGCCAGTTTGCGGGTCTACATCTTCGAAGACATAGGAGCCAACCGTGCAAGGCAGCGGGCGAACTGTGCCGCCGTCATACAGGAAGAAGCTCTCCCGGCCCATCCAGACGCACCGGCCAGCAAATGTTGCAAATGCTTTCGCAGCAATCAAGCCACAGCCAAACCCGATGCGCTCAATCTGGTAGATGAACGGAGCGCCGATGTATCTCATCAGCCACACTTCGTCCTCAGTCCAGATCAGTGTTCCCTCACGCACAGAGGCGCACATGGTGATCTTGTTCTGGGTATCGAGGTCGAGGAAGCCTGCCGTGTTCGTCGGGTCTGCAAAGTCCCATTCTGTGTAGTCTTCTTGGTCTGACCACGCGACACGGCGCAAGTTGCCGCCAGCACCAATCAGCACAGCATGCCGCTCTGGCGTAACAATGACACCACGGTTGTTCGTCGGGCATTGATCGGCTGCTATGGCGTTTGCCGTACCACCTGTGCCGGTCGTATTTGTCCCAGCATTGGCATAAGTGAACGTCGATAGCGTCGGTGTTGTTGTGATTGTATATGTGCCGTTCAGAGCGCCGACCGTGTTGCCCGCAATGTCTACGCTCTGGCCGACGGCAAACCCGTGATGGTTGGTTGTGGTTACGGTCGCAACATTGCTCAAGCGAACAATGGTGACGATGGTATTCTTGCCGACTTCTCCAGCCGTAGCCTCGTCATCGTTCCAGTGCAGCAAACGGCCATCGCTACTCGCCACAGCCAAAATGTCGCCACCCCAGTTGTCGATGGTCCATGAGAATGTCGGCAGGAAGCTTTGTGTCGGGTCGCGAGGATATGTGGGGTCAGTGTCTAGGCCGTAATAGGTGTCGCCATAGTCGCCGGTTCCAAATGCGCCGAATACGCCTGCACTGGACCCGGTAAACCCTGCTGGCGTGATGTCTGTGTAGGTTGCGCCTTGCAGCACGAACAGCTTGTCCTCACAGCCGATTGCAGCGTAGATGCCGCCGTCATACCCAGCCCACGGGAAGATTGCCCGGATGGTGCTGGACAGTGGGGTTGATGTGATGCGCTCCCACCCGCCAACAGGCAGCAACTTGCCAGCACGCCACCGGATCAAATTGCCGTCAAAGTATCGGTTTTTCACCTGCAACGGTGTTGCGGCTTTGACGATGCCGGGCGGGATGCTGAGAGGTGCGAGGGCCATGATTATTTCCCACAAAAGCCTTCACGGCGAGCATTGTTAACCTTCACCTCGGTAATTGTTTGAGGCGTATCCTTGGACGACCACGAGACATCGCGCCAGACGGAGCAAGCGACAAGATCAGTCCCGCCTGTGCCCGTCAGACTCAAGCAGCCGCTCAGGACTAATAGCAGCGGCATCACCAGCAGCAATCGCATCTTGTGTCCTCTTTAATGCCTCGGATGTTGCTTTGGCCTGAAACTCTGAAACGGCGTCAGATTTGATCTTAACATAAATGCCGCCAAGGACCACCAGCAAGACGCCGCCGATGGCAATGTACCGCCCAAGTGGGCTGAACAGCAAGGTTATCATGATCCCTCCTCATCAAGCCTCTGTTTACGGAAGTACCAAACTGCACCTGCCGCTGCGATGATGACGAACAAGATCAGGACTGTCCCACTCAGACCGTTTAGAAGATCACCTCCCTCCTTGATAATAGGTAGGACTTCTTGCACGACGGCGATAGTTCCTAGTCCACCAGCCGCCACGGCAGCATTGGCTTCCTTGGACTGCGTGATTGATTTACGCGCTTTTGGCTGGTCAGGTTCTGCGCGGGCCTCATCAGCAGAAATCGGCTTCTCGGTATCAAGGCCACGCCACAGTTTTACTTCTGCTCTCCTGCGACGAACCAGACCCGGCAACTCTTTACCACCGCCCTTGGTCCATTTCATAAACTCGGCAGGAACTTCGTCAAACTTCTCAGCGTTGACCTTTTTCAACAGGGTGGACTTGGCCAAGGCTCCCACGCCCGCATTGTAGGCAAAGTCCACCAGAGCATCGAACTGCCCCTGCGACAGGTCAACCTTGACGTACTTACGCACGCCATCCTCGTATTGGACTAGATCGCGATCTAGCCGGTTAAATGCTTCCTCTCTTGTAATTTCATCTGTTGCCTTGACTGGAGGGTTTGTTGCTCCTATACCAATAGTCCATACCCCGGCGGGGCATTTATATGCCTTTAGTTTTACGCCTTCAAAATCAACGAGCATGTCTTTACCGGATTGGCTCATTCTCATGGGAGACACCTAATGGTTGAGGAAGTTTGGAAACCCATCAAAGGGTGGGAGGAGATAGCCGAGGTTTCTAATCTTGGCCGAGTAAAGGTGTTAGCACGTTCTGCTAATTTTATTAAAAACGGGAAGCCGCAAAAATGCTTTTTACGTGAAAAGATCGTTAGCCCATATGTGGCACAAAATGGATACTTAACAATAGCGTTTATGGTTAACAAGGTTCGGAGAAAGGTTCTTGTCCATCGAGCAGTTTCACTTGCTTTTGTTGAAGGACATTTTGATGGAGCCACCGTCAACCACATAGATGGGAACAAATTAAATAACGCGCCAGAAAACCTCGAATGGATGTCTTTGTCCGACAACACAAAGCATGAATGGGCAACTGGGCTTGTTGACCTTCGCGGGGAAAAGCACCCATCCCACAAGCTGACAGCAGAACAGGTTCGCATCATTAGGAAGTTGTTGAGGTCGCAGATCACCAACCCTAACGAGCTATCTAAACTTTTGGACGTTTCCGCAGCCATTTTGTATTTAATCCATAAAGGAAAAAGGTGGGGAAGTTTGGATGATTAGACCGGCTGCTGACATTCTCATCTACATTCTCCCTATTTTGCGATGTCGCGGGCTGTTTGGTTAATTCGGGCTTTCACAGCGATTATATCACGCGGCTGTTGCTTAAAAGCAACTGCAACATATCCGACCATATGGCCTGCATCCGGTGGCGCTGCACCTCGGCATAGATAGGTCACGTTGCGACTTAGCAACCAGTCTCCAAGATCAGATGACGCCTCAAACGGCTCACAGGCTACTTCGCCATTCAACATCGCGATTGCCGCACGGTTTCTGGCTGGTGATCCTGAAAAGAATGCACCCTTGCGACCCTCCAGCGGCAAATATCTGCCATCTGATGACAGTACCACCTTTGTGGTACGGGCATTTTTGCCAAGGTCAACCGAATGGATCATGACGGCTTCAGCCCTGAGATCGCGCATCAGGAGGCCACCTGCACCAGCCACATGCTGATCGTCCATCAACACAGGCATCGTATCGCGACTAAGCATTGAGCCAACAAGCTTGTCCTGCTGCTCGTAGATGATGTAGCCAGCCAGACCAAAGACGCCCAGACCGATAACTGTCGCCAGTTTGAACGGGCTGTCGATCCATTTTACGAGATCAAGCGCCTTGTCGATTGGTCCACCGGGAGGCTTGGGAGGTGCGGCGACTTCAGCAGGCTTGGCAACAGGCTTCTTGCGAGCAACAGGCTTTTTTGCCGGTGGCTTCTTTGCTGCTGTTTTCTTGACAAGTGGTTTTGCCATTATGCCATCCAAACCGCTAGGGCAAGTAATCCAGCCATGATTGCCAAAGCCGCTAACACAACCAGCCCTAGTTGAGCCAAATCTTCACGCATCTGCTGGGCTTCACGGGCTTTTTGTTCTTCCAGTTGCCTCTGCTGCTTTCGCACCCTGATGACCTCTTTTAGAACTTCCTCCCAGCCGCGCACGCCGTAGATTGCAACGAAGTCGTTCTTGACCTTCTCTGCCCACTCTGCTGCTTGCTTCCGTTTGACCACGGTATCGAGGGCTATTTCCTCGGCTGTGACCTTGCTGAACAGCTTGGGCTTCGGAGGTGACTTGGATGCCTGCGTTAGTTTGGCGACAGACCCGTACAGCTTGGCGACATCGCCGCACATTGAGTTGATGTCTTTGCCGATCTTGATGCCCTGCTGAACGGCAGAATATGCCGTCTTGGCAGCGCCAAATATGAGAGCGATTGTGGCAGGGTCCATACCATTACCTTACCCCTGCTTCTTGCCCAACCAACGCTGTACAGTGTCAGTTTCATAAATCCGTATGCTGGTCCAGATGATCGTAAACAGCGCCGCTGCATGTGGAAGCACGTTGGTTAATGTCCCTATGACTGTGATGATAGATGCGGCATCTGCAACGTGCTTCAGTGTTTCATCTGGTCCAGTCATTTCACGGTGCCTCCGGCCAAGTCACGTTCCACGGAAACCCGTCTTGCGCTGTAACATCGCGTAATGACTGACGGTAGGTCGCCCATGTTGGCTTGTCTGCCGTGCTGTCTGCAAGCTGTGTCCAGTCGCACGCTGCCAGCTTGTCATTGCGGCTAGTGCGAACAGAGGCAGATTGCTCTGCATCCTTGGTGGCCTTGTATGCGGCTTCGGCTTCGGCAGCAGTTGTGGTGACGCCATCAATTGTGCTGTCGGTGAACACTGGCCCGAGGATGTACTTGGTGTACCAGTTGCCGCTGATCTGCTCGACGCCATCACGCTGGCTGTACTGGTAGACAGTGCCACCGGATGCCTGCGGGCCTTCGAACACGGGGTCAACGCCAATGGCCTCCATGACCTCTGGCGTCAGTGTGTCGTATGACGGGCCATCAGTTTGCTGGAGCCATGCGCGAAGCTCCGATTCAAACATCACCGCGCCAGTTGTCCTGATCCGTACTTGCATGACCGTGTTCCTTACGCGATTGCCAAGAAGATGTATGCGCCGCCGTTGGCATTGATTGCAGCGGGAGCCGTGGAGCTGATTTCAAAGCCTGCGGAATACGTGTCAACGTAGTCCGTGCTGGTGACTTCCACAGCCGTGCTGTTGAGCAAGAGGTATGGATCGTTACCCGCAACTATTCCGCGTGCGCTATCCCAAACGTACCAGTCGCCTGTGCTATCGGTGCGCTTAATCATCACGAACCTTGAGCCCGCCGTAAAACCGCAGTCAATCTGGAGTGTAGTGCCGGTGCCAGTGTATGAGCCCACTTTGGATACGCCCGCAGCAGTTGCAAATAGGTAGGCGACGTAGGTAACACCCGAAGTGTTTATACCGTTTCCATCTCCAACTGAAAAAACAGTTGAAGTTGGCGAGGTGCTATTCCAATATGTTGACCCTGCTGAAAGTTTTGCAAGGTTTTGATTTAACCGCATGTAGAAACTGGTGCCCAAAGCAGCCGAATAGCAATTCCAATTAGGATCGCCAGCAGTTGCTATCCTTGACTTTACAATTATTAATTCAGGCACAACACTCAAATTATGCGTAATAGTTGTCGCACTTCCCGTTCCCGTATAGCAAACCTCATCAAAGAAGCCGGGGGCGCGGCGGAAGTTCCAAAAGATAACATCCGACCCGTCCCAACCAGATGGCTGCTGGAAACCTGTGTTATTCCAAAACCGCGTGTCGTTGGTAGAGGCGGCCTCTACGTCAGTTGCCGACGATAAAAGAAAAGGACCAGTTTCTGTTGTGTTGGTAGATACGCCGCGCAATCTGTCTACAAATCTAGGAGAAGTAGATACAGAGCCGGGGCGATACCCTTGAATTTGCAAATCAACGGGGAAATTGGTTGTTTTGACAGTACCCGTCGCAGAAGTAGAGGCAATAGGTATATACACCTTCGCCGCATCAGTCGGCACGGCCATCGGGCCACGGCGGATGGCGATGTAGATGTAGGTCTTGCCACTTGCGTTTACAGAGCCAGCAGTGCCATCTGGAGAGAACCCAGTTGCGGAAATCTGTATTCTTGTTGCACTCTGTTCGCTTAAGCCTGAATTGGGGTAAAGGATTTTATCCGCGCCAGCAGGAACTATTCCCCGCATGTTGTCGTAAATCTCCCAGTCTTCAATCCCGTCTGTAGTTCGTTTTACAAGCACCCATTGAGGCTCATATCCAAGAGTTACAACCGGACCTGTCGATGACCCATTACCGACATAACTCCCACACGAAATCACATTGTCCGTGCCGGTCAGGCCGAAGCCCCCTGCGTCGTGGGCGAATAGGTAGGCGACGTAGGTGGCTCCGTTAGCATTGACCGGCGACGAGCTGTCAACTGTGAATGTTGTTGATGTCGGACCATATAGATACGGATATGTGCTGACAGCTCCTGTCGAGTTTAACAGCAAATAACCATTTGCAGCTAATGAACGGTGATACACCATCCAGTCCTGACCAGCGGCGCTAGTTTGTTTAACAATAATGCAGCCCGGAACTGATCCAAGGTTGTGAGATATAGTGCGACCAGCAACACCATTCCCCGTATACGTCACAATATCAAAAAACTTCGGCTGCTCGCGGAAGGTCCATGAGGCAAAGTTGTCACCTGAGTAGTTAACAATAGAACCCGCACCAATAGAGAACCCGGTGCTAGTAAACGCGGTTAATGAATTTGCTTGAGTAGCTTGAGCAGCACTTGTGTTAGAAACCAGTAAATTTGTTGCGCCTCGAACTGTGTCAACCAAGGTATGATTAAACGCTTGCGTTCGACCTTTGATCCACGTCAACCCACCCTTACCGCTCAGATCAATCCCATTGGTGATCGTCTGCGTTGCGCCGTTGCCCGTGTACAGGTACGTCGAGAAAATGTCCTCGATGTAGTTGACGGGTGCAGAGCTGGAGGCATATCCAAGTGCCTGTGCGGAAGCAGCGCCTCGCGTTACAACAGTCGTCATTATAAACCCCTATCAGGCGAACTTGGTCTGTGAAGCAAACACGGTGAACGCTGCCGATCCCGTCTTCACAATGGTGTACGTGTACACGTCAATGGATGACGCATTACCAGCAGCCGGAGCCGTGCCACCCTGCCACTTTGGCGTTACGGAAGAACCGTCAACCTGCACTGCGCTGTTGTAATATGCCGTCGCGCCTTGCGTCACAAGGAACGCAACCGTCATCATCTGCCCGGTCGTCATCAGCGTATTCAGCGACGTGCCAGATGACCCACGGAAGTTAACAGTCCAGTTGGCTGATGCATTTGCTGTGTAATACAGGACGCTCTGCGTCGTGACATCATAGGCAATCGTGCCAGTTGCCGCAGTGGCCGACACAGTTGCAGGCTCTGCAATGTTCGTCGGGATAACTGCAATCTTGGACGTGCTGCCGGTAAACGTCTGTATGCCGGTAAACGTGTTATCAGCAGCCGCGCTGAAACCAGACGCAGGTGTGGTCGATGCCCACGTTGTGCCATTGCTGGTTAGCACGTTGCCGTTGGTGCCGGGAGCAACAAACAACGGGGCGCTGGTTCCATTGCCTAGAAGCACATTGTTGGCCGTCAGTGTTGTTGCGCCAGTGCCGCCGTTGGCAACACCAACAGCCGCAGACCCGTTGACCGTGCCGTTGAGCGTCAGGGTTCCTGCGATAACTGCCGTCTTGCCAGCACCGACATTGATGCCGACCGATGTCCCCGTGCCAGCCGCGTTGAACAGTGCGTCAACAGTATCAAGGTCAGTGTTGAGCTTGCCGCCCCATGTGTCACGGGATGCGCCGACTTCGGGCTTTGTAAGGTTTAGGTTGGTTGTAAACGTATCGGCCATGACGGCTGCTCCTACTGATTAACCCATGCTTGGGCCGATGTTGCCTGTACTGTCCAAGTCTCAGAAGGAACCACTTGGCTAGTCCAGCTTTCAGCAGCCACAGTTTCCTTCTCCCATAGATACCGCCCGTTTGCCGTCATGTTCGACGACAGGGCCGCAATCATGGAGGCTGAATAGGTTGCCTTCGAGACTGCGATCATGTCGCTGTTTATCTCGATCAACTCTACAGCAGAATAAGTTGCATTTCCAGCGGCAGTTGCGTCAGACGTTATGGCCGAGATTGCGCTGGCAAACTGGTAGCGTGTAGCCGTGAAGAAGGCGTCACTTTGTGATGCACCGACAGCCGCGACAATGATCGAAATGTACGCAGATGCTGTCCCGTCTGACGTGCTGGCACCGACTGCCACTGCCTCTGCGTCAATGGTCGCATTGGCCAGCATATTCGACGTGCAGACTGCAACCGCTGCCGCAGTCTTTACCCTCTGCCCGCCAGCCACCATGTCGGAGGTGATTGCGATGACGCACGACACAAGGTCAGTGTCAGTGGCAACAGCGCCGCCGCTGGTGGTAGACATTGCTTCAGCTTGTGCGCTGATAAGTCTGGTAGGTGTTGCAACGCCATCTGACGTTACAGCTATAACATTGAGTGCTAGACTTTCGCCATAGCTGTAAACGCCATAGTCATCCCCGCCGTAGTTTCGACCGGGCGCAGGGTCAACCTCAATGATGACAGACGTGCCATAGGCTCCGTCGCCAAAATCATAGTCGCCATAAGCCCGACCGATGTAGGCCATTAGTCAAGCGTGATGTCGAGTGCGCCCGCGTTGAACCGCAACACGTCGCCCGTATCAATCGTTTTGCTGGTCGTCAGGTTTGCAAACGCAATCAGGTTGCCAGAAGTGGATGCGTCCATAATACCAGCGGCAACCACAGTTCCCCATGTAGCCGTGCATTCTGCAAACTCAACCGCAGCCGTGTTGCTGGCTTCAGTAGGTGCAGTACCGGAAACCGTAAAGCTGGTTGAGACACGGGCATAAGAGCCGCCTGTAACCTCAGTGCCGCCGGTACTTTCAGTCGGGGCGACTGTGTACAGCGACACATACCAAGCAGTCGGGCGGGTTGCCGTGTTGGCCGTGAACAGGAAATCAAGTACAAGGTCTTCGCCAAAGTTTGTCAGGCCAGCCATTAGTAAACCCTCCGGGTTCGTGCGATCAGCGGCGACCCGCTGTGTAGGGATTTCTGGGACTCATCTTGCAGCGATTGTACGCGAGCTAGGTAAATCTGTCCAAAGGTCTGCATCCGCGCATCATCCATCAGGAACGGTGCGGCATGGGTCAGAGCGCCATACAGGTAAACGTCGGGAGCCTTGACCAGCAGCCAGTTTGACGGGGCGGCATCCGACAGAGACGGTATCTTGCCGTAGTAAACCATCTCGATGTCAACATCGTGCGCTGGTGGCGGGACAAGCTCAATCGCGCCATTCATCAGGGAGTAGAAGGTGGGTGATGTCAGTGCGCGGGTTGAGTTTACGATGTCGCTCTCATCAAGGGTGATGTACCGCAACGGGCTCATGCCGCCGACAAGCTGTAGGTTCAATGCCTCCAGCCAGTCTGACGGAAGCTGCACATATTCCTCGTCAGATGTGGCCTCTGCCCTGACGATCATTTGACGATCACGAAGCCGCGTATTTAGGTCAGCCTCGGCAAACTGGATGAACGTCTGTATCTGAGAAGTCAGATCAGCACGGTTCAAATAGTCTGCGATTGTGGACTGCAAGTTCGCGTAATTCGTGATCGTCGCCATCAGCTTTTCATCCAATGCGTCCGAAATGGCGCGGCTTCCTCAGTCGCAAGCCACTTTGTGATTGCGCCCCGATCACCGAGAATACCGCGTTTCCGCAGATCAAGATAGAGCGCCATCGGCAAAGATGCGACCTTGACCATGCCATCAGGCACCTTGTCAGTCTTGCTAATCAGGTCGCGTTCAGCCTTGGCCGCAGCGGCAATGTCATCAACATTGTAAACCGTCTCAAGGATTAGCTTGTTGTCTGTCGTTAGGTGCATCTTTTGCGACGTACCAGTCGTACTGTCGTGAGAGATCAACGAAGACGAATTTTGTGTGATGTCGTAATCAGCCATCATTTCCTCAGATGGTAAAGGAGCCGGGTATCCCCGGCTCCAGTTTTACTAAGCAGAGATCAGGTTCGCCACGACGGCGTGAGCCTTCTCAGACTTAACGCGCAGGCCGTATTCCACGACCATTTCGGCCTTCGTGCTGTCGCCAGTGACGGCGAGGTCGAAGGTCTGGAACGGACGCAGGTACGAGACGGACGCATACTCGGGGTCAAGCACGAACGCGAAGAACGTCGGCTGGAACCTATTCGGAACAATCGACACTTCGCCGAAGTCACCGAGGTAGATGTCAGCCGTGGCGATGATCTTCATCGGCTGGACGGAGTTGTAGTTCATGCGCTGCTGGGCAAGACCGGCAAACGCTGAAGCAACCGTCTTGTTGTAGGCGTTGACCATCAACACCTTCGGATCGCCACCCTGCGTCCAGACCTGCTGGATAGCAGTCTTGAGCATGGTTTCGGTGAAGGCAACGTCGGTGGACGTGGACAGGCTGGTCCAAGCTGTAGACGGATAACCGTTACCGCCAGAGCCAGACATTGCAGACACGACAGCCGCGTTTGCCTGCGAGTTCGTGATGAGCCATGTCGGCAAACCAGCAGTCTTACGAGCAACCGAGGTCGAACCGGCAGCACCAGCCTGATTGCTCAGGAGGATGGCTTCCATGTCACGCTTCAGTTCCTTAGCCGATTTAGCCTTCTGATAGGCCATCTGCGAGGTCATGCCTGCGTTGTTCACCTTGTTATCGGTGTTCGACACGGAGACGACCTTGCGGCTGATCTGCGTGTAGTTGGCAACACGGACAGTCGGGGTGAACTCGGCATTGCCAGCATCCGCGCCTTCGATCACAGCATTGGCTGTGTCAGCGCCAGTCAGCACGTCCGTTTGCCACTCGAAATACGTGTTTTCGCAGGTGTCACGGCCAATGTTCGACATGAACGGCGTGTCAGTCGGCGAGATGTCATAGATGATATTGCTCAGGTCCGTGCGGATAGAGTTAGGACCGTCGTAGGTTGTGACTTTTGTAACCGATGCCATTTATTTTCTCCGAGAGTCGAGAAGACTGAAATAAGCAGCCGCGTCATTGACGTGGCCAGTTGCTTTGAGACGCTGTTGAACTCGCGACATGTCGTTGCCCTTCACAGGATTGCTGGAGTTCCCGCCGCCTCGAAGTGGCTTTGGCCCTTCCTGACGAACAGGCTTGGGGCGGTCAGCTTTCAGGGCGTCATAGCGGCGTGCTTTCTCAAGCATCACCACATATCGAGGATCGTAAACATTCTGCAATTCCTCTGCACTGAACCCAGCCGTCTGGCCATAATCCCGCAGTTTCTTCACAGAAGCTGTAAACGCCTCCGGTTCCTTCCATTCGCTAAAGGCCGACTTGAGATATTCTTGGCCTTGAACGAGAAGCTGCTGTTTAGCCGCTTCCTCTTGCTGCTGCCGTTGCCCTGCAATGCGTTGTTCTTCGTATTGCAATGAGGCGAGTTGCTGTTGCCTGTCTCGCCACTGGTCACGGTAGATCGGATAGTTGATTGGATCGTCTCGATGAACCTGCGCCCAGTCCGGTTCCACCTCAATCTGCGCTTGCAGAATGGGTATTGCGGCTTGGATCACCTGCTGCATCTGAGCGCGTTCTTGCTCTATCCGCTGCTTTTCCTGTCGAACTGCTTGTACATTACGCGAATAATCGGATTGCCTCTGGTAGCCTTCCAAAGCCTCTTTCAGCGGAACCTGCTTCGTCTCGCCGTCAATCTTGACGGTTACGAGCGTGTTCGGATCGAGCGGCTTCTTCTTCCTACCTTCGTCATCCGCGACTTCATCTGCCTCAACATCATCGTCAGAACCGGATTCCTCCGGGGTCCATTCGTCTTCTGATGTCGTCTCGTCGGCATACTCAGCCGCCGCCTCTGTCTCTCCGACTTCGGCAGATACCTTCCGCTGTCCTCCGGTGTCAGCTTGAGCCTGTGGGCTTTCTGACAGTTCGGCAAACCTGCGAGCGGTATCAGCAAGGCCGATTTCGCTGGACTGCGACTTCTCGGCTTCAGACATAAGTTACCTCATTGTTAAGTGCGCTTCAAGCGGCGGTTAAACTGCGCTACACTGGGGGCCGTCGCCATCGCTGAAAGCTCCCCGCGTAACGCTGCTACGGCGCGTATCATGTAATACGCATCGTCTCGTTTAAGCCCAGCATCGGGCTCTGAATTTTTCCAGTCGGCTGTGTAGCCTTCCTCAAGCAGCCGGAAGACTTCCTTCATGCAGCCGCTTTCGCCAAAAGCCTTGGCCTCCCGCCACAGTTCCTCTTGCTCAAAGGTGGACATGCTACATCATCCCCGGCGGCATAGGCGGCATCATTGGCTGCTGCATCGGAAGCTGGGCGGGTTCAGGTGGCGGGGCATATGCCTGAGCCATCTTGAACATCTCCTGTATTTCCGTGCGCTGGCGGTCGATGTCTGCCCGGATGCTGGCAATATCAACCTGCGTGCCGTACTTAGCCTGTATCTCTGCCGCCTTCAGCAGGCTGTCAGCGATCAGTTTGTCACGCTGGAAGTCAGCATCCGACACTGCCTTCTGGCGCTCCAGCTCCTGCTTCGAGGCATTGATGATGATGTCAGCCTTGATCTTTTCAGCCTCAACCTGAGCCAGCAAGGTAGCCGGATCAGGCTTGTTCTGCCCAGCCGACATCTGCTGCATGAACGCGGCAACCTCCTCCGGGTTGACCTCTTTCCAGAATTGCGAGGCATCCTGAAAGCCCTGCAACGTGGTCATCTGGGCTAAGGTGTTGCGGAATTGCGACAGGTCAACCAGAGGGTTGTTCGGGCCGTATTTCTCAATTGCCTGCTGCTGCATCTGGACAATGGAACCCAGACCCATGAGGCGGGCTTCATCTGATCCACGGCCAAGAGCAATGTTCACGATCATGTCCATCGAGGCATCCCAGCCACGCGGGTCTACGGCGATAAACTTGTTCCGCAGGCGCATGATCTTGGCTTTGTCCTGATGCTGGACAACAAGCTGGAGTAGACCTTGGAAGCACCGCTTCAGACCGTCAGAAAACAATCTGGCAATCATCTCAATGCGATCCTGAGACGCTGACAACTGGGCCTGCACAGCCGACTTGGTTGTCGATTGCAGAACGTCAGCATCAAGACCCTGCGACGTGCGCGAGATGCCGGTGCGCTGGGTCTTCACTTCGTCCAGATACGCCATGACGCCGAGGGCAGACTGGCCCACAAATGGCGTCGAGAACGGAATGACTGCTCCGGCGTTACGTGCGCGGATAATCGCCCCTGTCTCATTGTTTAGCACGTCATCCATGTTCACTTGCCCCTCAACCACCACGGTGCGCGGATGGATGGACTGGGCCAAGCTGTCGAGCGTATTGCGCATAATCGACGATTTAATCAGTTGCAGGTCCATCGTCTGGTCTGCAATCGACTGCCCGAAGATCGTGTGCGGGGTGGGGTCTGGCGACAGGATCGAGAACGGCGCAGACTGCACAACCTCCTGATGGAGAATATATGCGCCGTTGCCGATGGTGCAAACACGGTGCAGTTCAGCAATGCCGTCACCATCTTTGTCGATGCGGATGTATGACTCGACGTAGAACACCTTATCAGTCGTCTCGTCGGATGTCTGCGTAATGCCGAAGAAAGACTGGTCAGCCGGGTTACGCACGATCACTTCTTGGTTCATCTCGAACCCGCCAGTGCCAGCATTCATCTCGACATCGTTGCGGTCGTAGCCCATCGACACAAGGTCAGAGACAGTCACCAGACGGCGACGGCCAACGTAGATCGCGTCGTCGATGCTCATTGCTTCGTTATCAATCAGGAACTGTTCAGGCGGTACACATTCGACGATGTAGCGGGGTGTCTTCTTTGTCCTGCGCACACGCATCGAGATAAGCTGCTCGCCGGTCATCATGTCGGTTTCTTCGACATACTCCTCAACCGTGATGCCCTGATCCTGCGCAATGAAATTGGCCTCTGCCAGCGTCAGGCCGGAATACGAGTAATACTCGACAACCTCGTCGTCCAAAATATACCAGTTCAGGATGCCGGTCTTTAGGATCAGTGCGTCCTTGATGGAGTCATGCAGGATACGGAATCCGCTGTTTTCCTGCATAAAGATGTAGTTAATCAGATCGGTTGCCTGCTCTGCGGCTTCAACGTCTTCCTCGGATTTCGGGACAAACTCAAGCAACTTGTCGCCGCCGGTAAAAATGCGCAGCAAGCTAGGCATCATCGCCAGCACAGTGTCGCGTACCTCGGTCATCACAACCTGCGACCTGCCGTCCTCCTCATTGCCAAACAAATTGCCGAGGTAGTACGACATCGCAGTCTGTCGCTCTGGAGCGATGTAGCTGTCTATGTACGTCTGGCTGTCCTCGATGGCCTGAAAGACGATGTAACGAAACTCCTCGTCGTCCATCGGCTTATTTTCATCTCCCGTCACGTAGCCGGTTTCGCTGTTGTACGCGCTATCGGCTACGCCATCCGCAGAAATGGGGATGAGGTCGGGCTTATACCTGCCGGGAGTGATGCCATCAATTGCCATTACCTGTTCCTTTTCTCACTCGCCACCACTTCCAGCCCCGATGCGTGCCGACCTCGTAGTCAGGAAAGTATTCCTTAACTGCCTGTTCTACACCAACCATAGGCAAATCGTCACCGCCTATCACGCCGCCCGGTCGTACCTTTGGCCACCATGCCGTGATGTCTGCCAATACCTCATCATATCCGTGACCAGCGTCAATCCAAACAAAGTTTACGCTGCCGTCGTCAAACGACTCTGCCGCCTTCGAACTGTCAGACCGATGGACTGTAACATTCAACCCCGGAACACGGCCAATGTTGTCCTGAAACATTTCGAAAACACGTTGCAGATCGGGGTCAGCTTTATGCGCCACCTCATCCGACCCGCCCCAGTGGTCAACAAAGTGCAAATCAACCAGCTTGCCGGAATTAAGCACCTCGACAGCTAGGAAGCAGGCAGACTTGCCCTTCCAGCAACCTAGCTCAACAAAGATGCTGCCGTCAGACGCCTCACGGACGGCCTGTCGGTATGGCTCCTCGAAGCAAAACCAGCCCTGTATCTCCTCGAAGAAATGGTTCATTTTTTCTTCTTGGACATGCCAGCCTCAGACAGGGCAATCGCAATTGCCTGTTCACGGCTACCAGCCTTCTTAGCCTTTGCCGGGCCTTTTGGGTTCACACCAGCATTCAGGGTGCCGCGCTTGTACTCACCCATAACCTTGGCAATCTTTGCTTTGCCTGCTGCCTTTTTCATTCTGCTGCCTCTTTGCGTTGTTGCTGGGCTACCATTTCATCTTCAGTGTGTTCATGGCGAAAGGTGAACATGCCCTCATGGCCTATGTCACGCGACAGATTGTGATCGACAAAAACGTCAATACCCGCCGCCTTCGCCAGATTGCAGAAGAACATATCTTCGCCAGCCCACATTTTTGCGGATGGCAAATAATGTATCTGGAACCAAGGATATTGAAGCCGTTTGAAAACGTCAGCCTTGATAAGCATCGCGCCCATGCCGACAGCATCAACCGCCTCCAAACCATCCTGATTAAGAGAATACACAAAGTCTAACGCTGCCCAGTCCTTAAACGCTACAGTGCGAACAGGCAGCCGTCGTTGCGCGTAGTTGCAGGCGACAATCTCTTTGTCATGCGCCAGCAGCCTGTTAATCAAGTTGGCCGGGAACCGCATGTCGCTGTCTAAAAACAGCACGTAATCAGCGTTTGCCCTTAACGCCAACTCGACAAGCTTGCACCGCTGGTCTGCAATCAATGTACCCGGCAAGAAGTGCAGATTGAATGCCGATCCAACAGGTGCTTCAGCATACCAACGCGCAGCCAGAATCGTCAGGTCATACGCGAAACCAGAGTTAACTGTGTCCCGCGTTGGTACGCAGATGCTCAGGTTAATAGGATTTTTCGTCATATTCGCCTTCTTCGTCGTCCATGTCTTCCTCGTAGCCTTCGCCCTCTAGGCCGTCGTCATCCTCGTCACCTTCATCAGTGATCGGGCCACCGACAATCCACGCGGCGCAGGTGCGCTTGGCGGCACACTTGAAGTCGAAGATTTCACAGAAGCCCAGCTCGCCAGCCTCGATGACTTCCATCGAATCATCCATGCTGTCGTCAGACATGCCGTCTTCAATGCAAGCCTTCATGTCAGATGTCTGGTTGAACGCAGAGCAGTTGCCGCAAAGCATCTTCTTTGCATTCTCCGGGGTGTCATCCCAACGGTCGCCCATCCGCTTCCAGTAGTCGCGGTTAGGCAGGTTGGGGTCCATCGGGCCGTAGTCAGCCTTATCAATGGCCTTGCCACGGTTCTGCAAGTTTAGCGTCAGGTCGCCAGTTGCTGCCGGGCAAGCATCGCCGCCCTCGGCATCTTCGCCTTCCATTACATCAGCCATTACAGCAGCTCCGTCACAGAGATGGTGCAGTTGGTGACCGCTGCATCCTTAATGACAGCCATTTTGTCGCCGGGGTTCACGCCCAATATGATCGCAAAGTTGTTTGGCATCATCAGGCTCGTTGTGATGCTGGCCGTTGGGCTGGCGCCAAACTGGATGTGGCCGTGGCCTAACGAGCAGCTCACAAGAACAGCCGTCGTAAATTGGCCAAACGCTGCCGACTGCACGCTCGAGGCAGTAACAGTAAACACCTGCGTCACGCCGGGCTTGAATACAGGTGGAACCAGCTGCCCGTTGCTGTCTTTGATGATCGCGCTCATGGATGTCTCCTACTTCTTTTTCTGCGACACGCGCATGTTATCGACAAGATTAGGATAAGGACGACCAGCCTTCTTAGCCATAGCCTTTGCCGATGACTTCTGCTTCGTCGAAAGCTTCTTATCCTTTTTAGTCGGGTCTTTGGTTTCCCAAACAGGTTCCATGTTACGTCTTCCCTTTGTTGCGTGCGGAAATAGCCTTTGCCTTAGACCTAGCCGATTCCTTAGAACCAGCGCCCCAAGCCTGCAAGGATAGAAGCAGCCGTGTTGGCTTGCCCTTCTCATCCCGTTCCGGCCCCGGAATGTTGCCCATACGAGCCAAGAATGACGCCCGGCGGGGATTGTCGCCCGTTTTCACCGGAGCCTTCAGGTTCATGCCCTCAGCCTTAGCCGATGCACGCCCCTTTGCGTTTAATCCGCCCTTGGGATTTTTACCCTCTGCACGCTGCCATGCTGGCGTCTTTGCCATCATCGAGTTCCTAACAGGCCGGAGTCCTCACGACGCTTTTTCATAAAAACTTCCTGCGGAGATAGCCCAAGCTGCTTTGCTGACCAAAGTATCTGGCGGTACTTACCGTCATAAAGCATGTCATTCGGTTGCCCAAGGGTTTTGAGAGCAGAGTCATATGCTTCAGGTTTAGTAGGCCATTTGGTCGTGTACGAGTCTTTTACTTTGTCGTTCTGCAAGCTAACTAAAGACCACTGCTCTGGGTCATCGGTTATTTTAGGCTCAGGTCCAGTGCCGCTGCCGGGCTGGGTAATCCGAATTGCGCCAGAATTTATAAGGCGGTCCCAGTTAAGTGGCTGGTATGGCAACTTACGGGACAAATCTCCAAATGCCTCATCATCGAGGTTTGGCGGTATGTACTCATCCCAGTCGCCGCCCAGCAAGCCAGCCATCACACGATCCCTCGGATGCCGCGCTTAATGGACTTACCCGGAACCCAAGCCGTAGCCCTGCCGCCGACACCAGCAGCAACGCCAGCGAACGTCAGGCACAAGCTATCTGCCAAGTCAGGTGATCGCATGCCACGCTTCCTTAATCCATCCTTCGACTCTACCACAAGTTTCCCTGAACTTGTAAATGTGTATCTCGGGGCAACCAATTCCATCCGCAGCATGTCGTCCTTGGGCAGCTTGACCGACCGGGTGGCCAGCCAATCCTTTGCCGCCATCCACAGTTCATCCCGCAGCTTGTTTGCATTCGGATTCATGGCTGAACTCTCAGACACGTTCACATCCCGCACATTATACCCCTGCTCCCGCAGGCGATCCGCAACACCGGAGCCAAGGCCAATCGTGTCTACGCATATCTCAATAGGCCGGTCAATCTTAGCCTCATTAACCACCATGCCCACAGTCTGCATCAGGTCCAAGCCGCCCCATGACTTGATCTCCTCAACCACGGAACCGCGCCGCTTGCAGAGGGCAGTCCTGTCAGTGCCGAAGCGGGCAACGTCCAACCCGTACACCACAGGCTCATCGCCGCTAACCGTCAAGTCTCTGTTAATTGCACCATCAACCAACTCAGCAGGAATAAGAGTATCGTCGTCTGCAAGAGCAAACTCTCCCAAGACCCGTATTCGAAAAGCATTGCTCGACTCCCCATATGTGGACGCAATCTGGCCAACGAAGTCAGACGACACCAGAGGATTATCAATACAGCTGACGTGCATCCGCTTCCAGTCTGACGCCAACTGGTGATGCGTTTTATAGAACAAACCGCTGTTGCGGGTGGGATTAGAAATCAGGATAGTCGTCGCGCTGTGTCCCGACATGGAACCTGCCGCCGACTCGAACACAGTCTCCGGTATAGCCGACGCCTCATCCACCACCAGCAAAACATGCTCACTATGCACCCCGGCAAGCGCCTCTGGCCTGTCTGCCGAGGATGTCCTTGCAGAGATGAAGCTAGACTCCGGCGCAGCCTTAAATGCAATTTTATCCGAGTAGACCTCGAAACTGTCGCGCAGTATGGGAGGCAGCTTGTTGATCCATGTCTTCAGTTCAGCGAACAAAGCATCAAACAACTGAGCCGACGTGGGTGCCGTCACAACACCTTTTTGTGGATAACGGCAGACCATGTGCCAGATCAATGCCCATGCACAGGCTGTCGATTTGCCGACACCGTGGCCAGCCCTGACGCTGATGCGCCGTTCGCCGCTGGCAACTGCGACAAGGAAATCACGTTGCCACGGCTGCGGGGTAGCATGCAAAACATCAGTAACAAAGCCAACAGGGTCGTGGCCGTAGTTCGTGACGAAATCGATGAATTGTGACTTGGACTCAACTGTCATGTGTAAACTTTATAATTTTGTGCATGGGGTGGTGCATTAGCAGCCGCACCCGGGGTAGGGGTAGCCGGGGGGGGTCTATCGGCATCCAAGTGTAACCATTTCCACTGTGACGCCCATGATCCAGTGCGACCTGCTCCCATTCGCATAATATCCATTATGGAACCTCATCGGTGCTGCCTATGACTACTGCATCAATGATCGTTGGTTCCGATTGAATAACGGTTACATCTTTTGCACTGTCGCTGGCTGCCAATTGTTCCCTGCGAACACGCGCCCTGTCGTTCAATTCCACCAGTGCAGCAAGGTGAGCCTGTGCCGTGTCGGTCACTGACACATCCACATGCTGACGCACCTTACCCATTGTTCTGTCAAGGATTTCCTTGGTGGCCTGTAGCTCTGCTGCCGGGTTGCCGCAGGTCATCAGGCGTTCGAGGTTGGTGATCGCCTTGTCCGTCATGCCTTGCAGCCTGCGCATCATCAGCGCGTCGCGGCGCGTCCTGCCCGGGAACGGGTTTATGTTCCCTCGCTTAATGCGACCTGCCTCATCACGGACCACTGTGAGGTTGTCCATAAGCGATTGCTCATGTACTTGTTTCAATTCTGCTTCGGCTTCAGGCATCTAATCCTCATCTCAACCCTGCCGCATCCTACACATTGCCGTGCAACAGTCAAAACGGCAGCTCATCCCCACCTCGCGGTATGCGTCCTGCTGCCACTGTAGCACCCGGAAACACCTGCTTCACTGCCGCCACTGCCACGCCTGCATCAGTCGCCTGCATCAACCGTGCGACCTCCTCAAACGAGACAACAATGTGATCCGGGTAACGTCTGGATAACCCGACGCCCTCGTTCGCCCGTGCGCAGAAGCAATACTTCAGCTTGCCATCATCTGACGCATGGAACCAGACATTGCCTGCATCCTCTGGCTTATGTCCTGCTGCCCGTGCAGCCTTGTCCATCGCCATCCAGCCTTTTGCCAGTGACGCAGACTTCTGTGCGGCCAGCTTTGCATCTCCCAGTCTTATCGCCTCATCGAGCTGCCTTTGCGCCAATGCGAACATGGCAGCAAGGTCAGGCTGCACGAGTTGCTCCAGCCTGCCTATTCCCCATTGCCCTTCAACCCGTATCGCAGCCTCATCGCTGTACTGTACCGCCGCCCGCCATGCGGCTTCGCTGTCCGATTTAACCGGGTTTGTGATGTTGTTTGCTGCTGTAGTTTTCGGTCGAACGGCCACGTTTTATGCCCCTTTTTAACACCTTAACCTTAGCAAGTGAATAGTGAATACAAACACCGTGGACACACGCCTACGGTTGTTAAGTGTATTTTACCATATAGTGAATATCCCTACCCCTCCAGACATACTGCCCTATAGCCCTGTATATACAATAACTTATAAATGTTTCAAAGATAAGTATAAAACAGGTATCCTATTCACTCCATTTCAACTTCTCCCTTCAAGTCTCAAAAACAGGGCTATTCACCAATTCCTATTCACTTGCCTAGTTTATGTTAAAAGACATCTGCCTCCATGTCACCAAGGCCACTGGCCACACCCGCCGACGCCTTTACCTCGGCTGCTTGCTGCTGTTTAGCTTGCTGCTCTGCATCTCGTTTCCTGATAAACCTGTTCTGCGCTTTGTATGTTCCGCTGGTCATTCTGCCGCTGCGGAACCATCCGTTTTGCATCAGGATTGACTGCACCCTGTTGCTCATCATCCGGTCCTTCCGGCCCACCTCGATCAGCATGTCGGTGAGTATCTGCGGTATGCACACCTCTGTTTTGTCCTCAACGATTTCCAGCACATTACTAGTCCACGGGTCTTCCAGCATCCTGTCGCCCTGTTCTTGGGCTGCGATGCGCTCCACGGCGGCAGACAGCCACCACGTTTCGCCAGCCCTGTACAGCGCAACGGCCTCACCCCACAACTGATCGCGATCTGCTTGCAATGCCTTCACGTCAACCCGGCCAACCTGCACCGGCCAGAACCTGCGATTGCCCGTGTCGTCCCGCAGGTAGTCTGTGCGGTTTGTGCTGCCGATGAACACGCATTGCCGTGGATATGATACCTCGTTGCGCCCATATGCCGGTCTGAACCGCTCCTCGGTGCGGCTGATGAACGACTTGACGATCTCCACCTCTGCCTTGCTGACGTTCGCCAGTTCAGCCAGCTCTATGATCCACCGGCCACGCACGTAACTTGCTGCATCCTTGGTGTGCATAGGCGGCAGG